ATCTATATCTATATCTATATAAAGCAGTTTCGCTAATTTTTCTACATTCATTATACATAAATAACGTTTTTAAACTTCTACCAATTAAATAAGAAGCCAATCAAGGCTTCTTATTATCTTATATTTTAAAATAAATATCTTATTAAATTTTTATTTCAATAAAAACATATTTAATTATAACTATTAAAAATTTCTAAGATTTTATCTTTATCTTTATGTTCATCATATCTTACAATCATTAATCCATTTTTAAACTTGACCGGTATATTAAGACCTGAAAAACTAATAGATCCCTTTTTAGCTTGGTTAACAATCTTTTTACCTTCCTCATTTAATTTTTTCATATCATATTCATAAATTTCAATTTCTTTATCATTCAATTTAAATTTATATCCATTTGTAGCATTCAACATAGCATATGCCAATTCTTCATTTTCTCCTACCTTGAATCCTGAGTTCTTAAAAGTTTCTTTTAATCCATCTAACTTTGAAACATTTTTTTCTTTTTTAGATACATTCTCTTTTTTCTCTATATGATTATCAGAATCCGTTTTTTGAGTTGCATTGTTACTACAACCACTTAAAGAAAAAATCATTATAAAAGTTACAAAAATCAATATAAAACACTTACGCAAAATAACTCCCCCTTAAAAATTAAATTTTATGTAACATATCCACCCAAATTATACACTATTTTTACATAAAATTCAAATAATGTACATATTATATGAACCTTTAAGATAATACTTCCACCCTTATCTGTTATAACCTTAATAATCACTTTCTAACCAACTCCCTCCAACTCTCTCTCCCAACAACACCATCTATCCTTAATTCCTTATTCCCCTGAAAATGTCTAACAGCCTTTTCAGTAGCATCTCCAAAATTTCCATCACACATAATTTTATAATTTTTACTAATAAGTATTTTTTGAATCACCCTAGTGATTCCTCCTCTTGCTCCCTTCCTAACCACACAACACTTATTTAATGTATCATCTCCGAACCAACCATCAACCTTTAAACCGGCTTGAAACTGTCTATTTAATTCCCTTTGTAGTTCCTTAACTATATCCCCACTTATACTCACTTGCCATAACTTTGTATTTCTTGTATTTAAAATAATTTCACTATCATATTGACTTAAATTATACTGCTCTATAAGTCGCACTAACTGTTTACCATACCCAGGACTTGTAGCATATCGAGCTTTAACTAATGCAGTAGCCTGTCCTGTATAATTGCTAGCACTAAACAACCCTGCCTTACCATAGCGTGGATTATTAACTAAAAATCGTGCATGATCTTCTATACTTTCTGCATAACTAGAATAAACTCTAAAACCCCAGTTTTCCATAACATGTGAACCATTTCTATATTCTCCTGTTCTCATATTAATTTGTGGACCTCTCCAACTAGAATCAGCTTTAACTCCAAATAAATTCTTATATTTATATGCTAGTTTACTTCTCCCCCAAGAACTTTCTAAAATAGCCTGGCTAATAGTAATTGAAGCTAAAACTCCATACTTTCTCATACTAACTATTGCTCCATCCTTAATACTGTTTATAAAGCTTGTTTGCATTGACATAACCCATTCCTCCTAAAACTTATTTTCACACTGAAAAGAGCAGAACTATTTAGCCCTGCTCAATTTTACTGACAATCTTGTCTACCTTATTTTCTATATTTTTTATATCACCCTCCATATGCTCTACAAGCATACGATTAGTAGTTACAACTTCAATATTACTCTGATTTAATTTTTCCAAGTTCACATACAATCTTTCTTTATCTTCCTTAACATCCTCCCTTTGCTGTTCATTTAATTGTTTAAGATATAAACCTAGCCCTAAACAGCACGCTATAGGAAATCCAATATTTTGAATTAACGATACTATATCTTCCATAATAAATAACCTCTTTTCTTATTTTTAAGATAAATAAAAAAGACACTAAATCTAGCGTCCTCTTATTTCAAGCATTTTCTGCCACATGGTATATGATTTTTTATATTCTGTTGAAATTAATGATATAATTATTACAAGAAATATCTAGTTAATATATAGTATTTGTCATGTAAAAGGAGGAATAAAATTGAATCACATTATTGCCGCAGTATTATTTACATTATTAGGTGTTTTTATTCTTATTGATTATTTCAAAGATAAAAAATTATACAGATTATTAGCACTAATACCTATACTAGTTAACATCTTTTTTCAAACACCCTTATCAAATAATATTAGTAAAGTATTTTCAAACATATTAGTAGGAATAGTATTTTTAGTTGCAATTATTATTTTTTATTTAATTCTAAAGGATGAAAAAAATCAAAATTTATAAAATATTTAATATGCTTAATTATTAAAATTAAAGGCAATGTAGATTGATTTGTGTAAAAACAACTTAACCTACAGCTCTTTTTTCTATATCCTATACCCTATGTCCTGTTTTCTCTCTTTTTTCTCCTCTCCTTCCCCTTTACAACTTCCTCCCTCTAAACCAAACCCCATCCTTCGTCACACTAAAAATACTATGAGTTGTTTTACCATCATCTGATGCATAATAAGAAAATCCATCTCTTGTTATCATCACATAGCTTTCATTACTAGCCTTTAACCTTATAACATTTCCTTCCCTTATTCCTTGCGTATTATTTGTATCTATACTTGTATCGTTTGGGAACTCAATAACACCAGAACGTGGTTTTATTGCAATATTATCTGCTATTAAATCAATAGCACTTTTACTATCTGCAATTGCCAGTGCTATTTCAGCAGCATTAATTTTATTACCCTCTTTATCATCTTGCTGCACTAACAAATCTATCTTATCGTCAGCTTTACTAATGTTTGAATGTATAAGCTTAGTTTCTTCTTTAACTTCATCTATACTACTTTTTAAATTACTGAAATCTTTGCTTAAATTACTTTTTAAATCTCCAAGCTCTATCTCCAGCATTTTATAATTTATAGAATCCCACTTGTACTTTATAACTTCCTTTTTTATGTCTATTCCTAAATGCTTATGCTTTATTGTTACAATATCACCCATTTGAAGCTTTTCCAAATGCTTAAAATTTTTATATTCCTCAGTAGTACTTAAATCTAAAAAATTAACCCTATAATTTATCCTAGGCAAATCTATATGGTCTTTTGAAAATAATTCTTTAGCCTTCTCCTTTAGTTTTTCTTTTACTGTTTCTATTGTAATCCCTTTATTAACATCCTCTTTTATATCACTAAAATGCACTTCTCTAATTTTAGGAAATACATATTTAGAAATTAAAGGACTATCAATATATTTTTCATTAAGCATAACCAATGTATCTTTATCTGTAAGACCTGTTGGCATCACCCTTGTTATTACTTCATTTTCATCTAAATCTTCTTCAAAACCTATTATATTTTTTCCATAGCTTACTGTAACTCCGTTATCACTACCTATATTTTTTGATAAAAACATGAAAAAATTACTTCTCAAAATCTCAGCTTTACTTAAATTTAAAATGCTATTCTCATTTGTAAGAATAGCTTCAACTGGATTTTTTCGTATATAATAAGCGCTTTGTTTTTCCTCTATATCTGACACAGCCATAAATGCTGTTTTATATTGGGTACTAGATAAAACCTTTTGTAACGCCTCATTTGTAGTAACACCAAGATTTCTGCAATCCTCTAAAAAGTTATACTGTAAATCATAAAATACATGTCTTCCATAACAAATTACAGTATCCATATTTTTAACTACTCTATAAATTCTAAAAGGTTGCTCTCCTCCTGGAGTTGATGCTCTTATAATATTTCCTTCTATCAAGTATTCTATGTTCTTATGAAAAATAGGATATTCTAATTCTAAATCATACTCCCCATTTAATACTTCATTTACCTCACATCTTAATACACCATCTAAGATAGCAAGTCCATTACTAGTAAATTTACACTCCATTTTGCTATAAACTATTATAGGTTTCTTAACTTCTCCCTTTACTCTTACAAAAACCCTTGTTTTAAACCCATCCTTAACATGGACTTTAATTTTCTCATGTACTGCATTATCACTTAAACTTTTTCCTACATAGACTTTAAGTTGTTCTTTCATTATCTAGTTGTGATTGTTATTATACAATCACCTTCACCTACAGCTTTTATTTTACCTGTTTCATCTACAGTACATACTGCTGGGTTAGAACTCTCAAAAGTAGCACTTTGAAATGCATTAACCGGCAAAATACTTATAGATTCCCCTACATTCCATACCATGCCTTTTCTTAGTGCTCTTGCATTTCCTCCTTCAATTTTTATACCTGTTGCATCTGGTGTTTTACTGAGTGCAACAGTTTTTTCATCATTATAATTTAACATATCATGGTTTGTATACATTAAATCACTCATATATATTGATGGTAAATACGTTCGTATACTCCAAATTTTATCATTATAACTATACTTATGTATAGCATCTACATTTTTTATATAGTATTTATAGTTAACACGCTGAACATATTGTGGTGAATCACTTGAAAATATATACATATCCTTTTTAGAGCTCGAATCTGAATCTTTAAAAATTGATATATAGGGATGTAATCCCTCAGGTAGTGGTGGCAACTTTAATAATGACATTATAAACACCTCCAATTTGTTTTAATTTTAAGCTTATTAATATTTCCCTTAAAGCTAATACTATTTTCACCCTGAATTAAGCTAGGAAAATCTCCATACATATTTGAATTCATATTTTCATCATCTTTATAACACTCTTTAAGTGTACTATCCAATGTAACATATTCTTTTAAATTTTCTAATTCTATTAAGTTAGAGTTTACATATAGTGTTATATCTCCAGAACCATAAATAGTTATAATAGGTTCACTTTTATATGCAAATTCTGGACTTTCAAATGTATCATCACTTGTTAATACTATTTCTTCATTATTTAAATAATATAAAAAAGGCTCACAGATAAAATTCACTGTAAACCTTCCAAGCACTTTTAAGCTTCTCCCTATATTTTCACACTGTACTTTTTTAACTTTATAATACATATCATTATTATCACTAAAAATTAGCTTATGATCTCTTATACTGCATAACCAATTTTTCACTTTTGATATTTTATCATAATAATATCTATTCTTAAATGAAAAATTAATGTTTATCTGTATATCCCCATAGCTTCCTAAATCCTCAGTTAAAGTTCCACGTCCCTTAATGTAAATTTCATTTATATCTCTATTTGGTATTGGCACACATGGTCTATGTTCTATAAATAATCCTACTTCTTTAGAATCATATCCATTAAATTCTATGCTAAACATATATAAATCATCCTTTATTTAATCTGCTTAATTCTTCACTAATAGGTCTTGCAATTACCCTTGCAATTGTCCTACTATCTAAATTAATGTTAGTTATATTACTTATATTAGATAAAGCATAAATAAGTTTTGTAACTATTCTATCCACTACTTTTTCTAAATCTACATTATTTGAATTACTCCTCATTACTTTTCTAACACTTTCAGTAACCAATTTATCGAGTTTACTAAGTGGAATAACGGCTTCATGTTCTTGTCCTTCTCCAACAAGTGCTAGTGTAGCTTGTGTTACTATTCCTCCTTCTTCTAATTTAGGTATCTGTGGTAAATTAACTCCAAAATGCTTACCACCAACACCAGGTACCCAACTAGGTACATCAAAACTTAAACCATTAACTTTTCTTATAACCCAATTTATACCACTAACTGCTGCATTAATAGGCGCTTTAATTATTCCCCCTAAAGTTCCAAAAATGTTCTTTACTATGTCTCTAAGTCCTTGAAATGCCTGTCTCCAGTTACCAGTAAACACCCCTTTTAAAAATGTAATTATTCCACTGAAAACTCCCTTAATACCACTCCATATAGATTTTATAACACTAAAAAAAGCATTAAGTGGAACCCCTAAAAGTCCAAGGGTTTGTGTCCAATCCTTTGAAAATGAACCTTTGAAAAATTTTGCAAAACCTTTAAATATGTTTTTAATTTTTCCCCATACTTTATTAACTCCATCTCTAAACCAATCACATTTTTTATATAATGTAACAAATACAACACCTAAACTAATTAACAATGTAATTACCATTGCTATAGGATTCATACTTAACACTAAATTCAACGCCTTTTGTGCTAATGTCATAGCTTTTGTTGCTCCTGTAACTGCTATTTGTGCTGTTTTATGTGCTATGAGTTTTCCAGTATTAATAACCCATTTAGCTCCATTTTTAATTACCACTGATGTATTTTTTATTACCTCACCATTTAATCCCTTTATTGCTTTACCTATATTTCTAGTTACACTTCCAAACTTTCGTAGAAATCTTATATTACTGCTTATTCCTTTACTGAGTTTACTAAACACTCCAAGACCTACATTTATTCCCACAAATAAAGCACTAAACTTTAATATTGCTTCCTTTTGTCCTTTGCTAAGCTTATTAAAAGCATTAACAATTTTAGTAATACCTCCTGTTACTTTAGTTACTACAGGCAATAATATCTCCCCTAAACTAACCATAGCTATTTTACTACTATTTATTGCAGTCTTAAATTTGTTCTTTGTAGTTGCACTAACTTTTGCTAATGCTCTATCCGTTGCCCCTATAGCATCATTCATTTCCTTTGTTTTACTAGTAAACTCCCGAAAATTCTTACCACACAATGCCGTCATAGCTGTTGTAGCTTCTGTACTACTAAATAGCTTTGCCATTTTATCTGATTGACCATTAGTTTCCTTTTGAACAATCTTTAATACCCCACCAAGTCCTTCTGATTTAATCATAGCTTGGGCATTACTATATCCATATTTCTCAATAACCTTTTGCATCTGGGCTGTAGGTCTCATAAGATTAGAAAACACAGCCTTTAATTGAGTGCTTACTTCTGCTGTATTTCCAGTTACTCCTGTTAAAGTTGCCATACTTCCAAATAAATCAGTAATTTTCATATTTAAACCACTTGAAAGTGAGAATAGTGGTTGCATTGATTTAGCCATTTCTGGGAATGTTGTAACTCCTAGCTTTGCAGTTTGAAATCCCAAATCACTTATTTGTTTTGCAGTTTTATTACTAACACTTCCATATCCCTTCATGCCAGCACTTATTAAAGATACTGCATCTGAAACCTCTGCACCACCTGCTTTTGCACTATCTGCCATAGTCTTAAATATATCCTGGGTATCCTTTGCATTGTCCCCTAAACTTGATACAGCCTGATACATGCCTTTTGAAACTATATCAATACTAATTCCTGTATCGTTTGATACTTCCTTAACCTTATTTTTATATCCCTCCAAATGTGAATGGTCATCAAGTAACGTATCAACATCACCCATATGCTCCTCAAAATCCATAGCACTCTTACTAGCCACAGTACCTAATCCTATTATTCCAGCTGATACAGGTTTCATTTTATCACTTGCTTTTCCGGCTTTATTACCAGCTTTATCTAATGCATCTGTAAACTTATCTATCTTTACATCCTTTAATGCTTTATTTGTATTCTCCAGTGCCTTTTGATTTTCTAATATTCCTTTTTTAGTTTTATTCATTTTTAAAGTAGCATTATCTAACTTCTTATTAGTACCTTCTATTGCTTTATCATTTTTTGCATACTCTTCTTTAAGAGAACTTAATTCCTTTTTTAATCTTTTAGACTCTTCACTATTTTTCCCTGTAGCTTTTACACTGCTATCATATGCCTTTTTAGTCTTTTCTATCTTATTTGCTAATTCATTTTGTTTATTCTTTTGCCTATCTATATCTGAATTTAACTTTGTTATATGCTTACTCTGGGTTTCCACCATATTATTTTGTATTCTTAACTTAGAAGTTAGTTCTGCCTGTTTTGATTTTAAAACATCACTAGTATTTCCAAATAACTTAGCATTTGTATTAGCAAGATTATAGCTACTACTTACATTTTTTAATTCCCTGCTCATTTCTCGCATTTGTCTTTGAAACTCTGTACTATTTGCACCTATTTTAATATTTGCAGCCACAATTTCACCTCCCTTCTACAAATAAAAAAGACTACACATTTTTAGTGTAATCTTCATTATCTTGATTATTTTTAATATCAATTTGAAATTTTATATAATCTAATAGATCCAAAATACTAATATCTAGAGTTTCTTTTAAACTGTTCTTACATTCTCTTATGGATATATTAAAAATAGTGTTCAGTATATCTAAATAACTATCGTATATATTTATTTTTTCATTCTCCTGATAATCTATATATCCATTTTCCTTATCATATTCATCAAATGCACTGGTGCTTTCTTTATTATCATCTATTCCAAAAACATCTATTATTTTAGTATTAATACTATTTACATACTTCTTTATAAGAAAATAAATATTTAAAACTTCATAAATCTCACTAGACTCCAAAATGGGGTTAACTTTATAATCAAAAATCATATTGACCATTTTATATACTGTATCTACTTCATTATTACCATCTTTTAATTGCTTACATAACAATAAATATCTTTTATATTTACTACAACTAAAAGTATTAATAAAAAAGCAAGAAATAGAAATATCACTTAACTCTACTTCTTGCCCTTCGTAAAAACTTTATTTATTTTTTCTATTTTATTATTAAGCTTATCTGCTATTTCTATATCAGCTGATAAAAAGTTAAATATTATCTCATTAACTTCCATATCATCATTTATATCATCCTCTGTAAATTGTTCATCATATAATTTTACTAGTACATCAACCATTAAATCTAAATCCTCATCTGTATAAGTATCTTTACCTATAAGCTTTTCTCTAGCACCAGAATATATCTTATATTTACTTCTTACCATTTTGCCACTAGTATATTCTTTACCTTTAACAATAATCTTCATCTCTTCAACTCCTTTTATTTACTTGATGTTATAGGATCTTGAACTTTACTAAACCAATCTTTAATGGCTCCTTTAGCATCTGTATTGCTTTCTAGTAAATAACTTTCATTTACTCGAACTCTCCAATTCCCATCCTTTTGACGTGGATAAAATGTTCCTTTAAGCTTTGGAGTTTGAGTTTTTAATTTATCCCCTGCTGTTTCATAATTATCTGTACTTCCTTCACTAAACTTTCCACAATATAACCAACTAAACTCATACTTTTTATCTGTTCTCTTTGCCCTCCACCCTATAGCAATTTCATTTGATTGATCATCTTTATTATCTATTAAAAATCCATTTTCATATTTAGATCCTTTTAACATTGACTCCTGCTCTGGGCTTAAATCATTTAACTCTATTTCAACTTCAATACTTTCCAAAGTTTCAATGACATCTTCCGTTGTATCATCACTTGTAACCTTTTCAACATTCTTCTTTTCTGTAACTTTTGCACTTATAGAACGTGCTAATTTTTCTACCGAAGTTGTTGTATACTTCTCTACTGAATTTTCTAAAACCTTGGCTATAGATATATCCCTTAAGCCCATTCGTCTACTCTTAACAACCATCTTTGACATTCCCATTCATCCTTTCTAAATAATAAAAAGATTTATCTACACAAATTCTGTATAAATAAATCTCATACCTTTATGATATAATCTTTTCTTAGTTTCATAAAAATCCTGTCCACTATCATATATAAAATCATTTTTCTTTAATATTGTCTTAACCTTATTCTTTAAATTAAAAGCTTTTAAACTATCCATACTCCAAATGTCAATTTGTATGTTATGGATAATCTCACTATTTAAATCATCTTCAAAACCATTATCTTCATCTAAAAATTCATGTACAGTTATATGTGTGATATTTAATATCTTATCAAACCATCCTTCTACAACTGGAACATTTAAAGGTGCTAATATTTCACTAATAAAAGCAATAATATCAAACTCTTTCATGTTATCACTTCTCTAACTCTTTTATTAATTTTTCATACTCTTTTAAAGCTATTTTGTCATATTCTTTACTTAACTTTCTATTAACTAATCCAAATGAATGATGTGGTGGTCTTTCACTTGTACCCCATTCCTCCATTTTCATATAATAATATGGGCTGGTATCTGTTTTTTCCCATCCAATTATAATTATTTGCCTGTTATTTTTCTTTCTAAATTTAGGTGAGGGAACATTATCTGCTGCATGTCCTTGTGGTCTACTTCCTCTTCTCCCACTTTTACTATTATCCTTACTCCTATGAATTAAAGGTTTTACCGTAGTATAAGCTAATTCTCCACAGTTCTTAAGTATATTTTTATTTACTTTATCAATTTCACTTTCTGCAGAAAATTTTTCAACTACTTTTATAAGTTCCTCTAACCCTTGAAACTCTATTTCCCACCCACTCATTACAATACCTCATTACATTTTAATACCACATACTTTTTATCATATTTCATAAAATCAACATAATAAATCTTATATTTATGATCTTTAAAACAAACTATAAACTTGTCCTTATATGCTAACTCTTCTGCCTTTTTACAATATCTAATTCTAAATTTAACTGTGTTTTCTAATTTAACATTTATAGCTTCATACAGCTCTTCACCATATAAACTCAATACCTCTGCCCAACAATTATAAAAATCAGTTTCTATATGGCTTTGCCTTCTACCTTTTACAATTTTATCTTCTACCTTTTTTATAGATATTCTATTATTCATTATTTTCATCACCACAATTTGAAAGTATATCGAGTATTGTAGTTGATATTCTGTCATATCCTTTTGATTTTTTACTATCTATATATACCCCTTTATCATCATATAAATCTTTTACTATTTTCCTAAGTAAAGTATCAGCTAACTTTTCTCTAATAGTTCCCTTATATCTAGTTCCTGCGCAAGTATCTATATACACTTGTGCTTCTCCAATTAAGTTCTCTATTAACTTATCATCATCTTCATAATCAACCCTTAGATATTCCTTAATTTCTTCTAAAGAAATCATACAATATTATCCTCCATGAAAGTAAAAAATCCTTATTAATTTTTAAAGTTCTATTTTCTTAATACTTCTTTTAGACCCTTCAATAACATCAAATCTTTCAAGTATTCTTAATTTAACAGTATCATTTTCAAACCCAGCTTCAACACTCTTTGCAAGTGTTATCTGTTTTCTATCTATAAACTTAACAGCTTCCTTAAAATTCAATACATAAAACACCATAGTTTTGCCATCTGTAAGCTTTTTAAATAAACTAGAATCTGCTGTTATTATTGGTTTACCATGAAAGTACTCAATCCCATTTACTACTGTTATAAGATTTAATGGTCTACCATCTTTATCCTTCATATTTTTTAAATAACAATAACCTTCAATGTTTGTTAATGTAACTAGTCCAGTTTTTACGGTTGGAAGAGAACTATCTATAAGATTTTCTATTGTAGTATAGTCTGTGCCAGTTTCCTCAGTTGCATTTTCTTCTATAGTATTTATTATCTTTTTATTCTCTTTTATTGTAGCTATATTAGCAAAATTCTTTTTAACTAAAGTCTCTACATCAATTACTGCATCATCTAATGTTTCACTTGTAATTGTTTGTATCAAGCCAACTTTAGCACATTTAAAACTTACATCTTTAGTAACTAAAGTCCCATCAACTATATCTTTTCCTTCTTCAATATCATTCATCTCATTCTGGTCTAAATCTACTATTGGAATAGTACCTTCATTTTTATTAACTGGTATAACATCACATAATGATTTTAAAGAGCCATATCCTTTTTGTATTTCTATTAGCTTATTAACAAATTGCTTAGGAATTATAGCACTGTTATCAGTTGTTTTTATTGCTGCTCTTTCCTCTTCTGTAAGCCTTTCACCTATTACATACTTTACTAAATTTCTAAATTCATCTCCTTTTTCTAAATCTCTTTTCTCTTTATTTTTATCATTTTTCTGTTTTTCTAAATCTCTTTTTTCTTCTTCTTCATGCTCCTTTTCTATTTTTAAAAGTTCCTGAGATGTTCTTATTTCCTCTTTAGTTTTCTTAGCATTATCTAAATCTCTTTTTTCTATAAATCCTTTCATCTTTTCTGTTAAACTTCTTATTTCTTCTTTTCTTTCTTTTACTGTCATATTAATTACCTCACTTTTTATTTTTTATATAAAAATAGCCTATAGAATTGAATTGTTTAATTCTATAAGCTCTAAATCTTCTTTTAATTCATTTAATTCCTTTGATTTTTGCATTTCTTCTTTATGATTTTTAAAACTTCTGCAACTAACTTGTGAACTTGAATATGCTGGATAAGGAACAATTGACACTTCATCTAACTCTATTTCCTTAAGTGTTCTTAAATCAATTTTCTCCTCTGTATATCTCCATTCATCCTCATTTACAAAGAATCCAAAACTGCATCCTTCTATTGTTCCATCTTTCACTAGATTATATATATCATTTGCATAACTTAATTTTGGATTAACTCTTATTTCAAATTTTAATCCTATATCATCAGTGCTTAATTTTAAGGTACTATTCCTAGTCGCTCCTAATATTTTCTCTACCCTATGACTATACATAGCATAAATATTATGACCATCTGCTAAAGTCTTATCAAATGCCCCTGGTGCTACCTCTTCATAAAACCCCATGTACTCACTTCTAGTATTATATTTAACTATATACCCACTAATAAGCTTTTCCTTTGTATCTTCTAATTCCCTAACTTCTAAACCTTTAGATACTAATTTTCTAATTTCTTTTTCTTTATTCATTTTTACCACCACCTTTTTTATTTAAAGTTATAGCTGTTAAATCTTTTAACTTATATGCACCACTTGAAACTAAAATATCATCACCATCTTTTATACGCTCTATTCCTAAAATATCTCGTACATTGTTAGGAGTATATACTCCACTGGTCATATACTTAGTTAAAATCTCACATTGTGTTTTTGCATCTGTCCTTAAAAATACATTTTGATTAAATTTAAACTTATAACCTGCTTTTCTTTGAGGTCCTGACAGTAATTTATAATCTAGTTCCTGTTCTATTTGTTCAAATTTTATAAGTAAAGTGTCCGTTAAAAAATTTATATTCTGCATTTCCATATTGTTATTATTAGAATCTTCTAGATCACCAATTTGTGCTGGACTTAATCCAAAACAATTTGCAATTTCCCTTCTACTTAATTTCCTTAATTGTTCAAACTGTGCATCAGCTAAAGATAGATTTAAAGCACTTGCATTAAATCCTGCTGGTACGGTAAAAGTTCTTCCATTACTGCTATAAAGCCTATCAAATTTCTTTTGAACTCTTTTTAATTCACTTTCATCTTTAATATCAGAAATCATTTGTATTACAATTTTATTTGTAAGTCCATTATCATATAACTTTACTAAATAATCCTGGCTTTTTATATTAGTAATGATGTTATTTTTTAATAAACTCTTATTTGATTTTGTATTTATTCCATCAAAACTTATGCCAGCTTTATATAAAATAATGTCTTCTTCAAAACAACTGCCTATGCTATTTCCACAACTAAAATCAATTAGAATTTTATGATTTTCACTACTCTCTATTAATCCAGAATCATCAATAAATATATTGTTAATCCTAACAGGATATAGATTATAGTTATCCCTATCAATGTATAGTCCACTTATACCCTCATGCTCTCCTAGCGCTACAAATGCTTTTATGCAGTCAATAGCACTTACATTTTGGTTAGGTCTTAATTTAAGTTTTTCATACCACATATTTTCTGTTGCATCTATTCTTCCATCTTTAGTATCTTTTTTTAATACAATAGGACACTTAGCAACACTTTCTGAAATATACTTTATACACTTAAAATAAGTAGTTTCCTTTAACTCTAATTGAGGTGTAACATCATATCCTTTATTAAATAAGTTACCCCAGGTATATTCTTTAACTGTATCATCTAGGTTTCTTTTTTCTAGCCTATCCCAAAACATTATTTACCCCCTTTACTTATAAAATAGCTTAAGATAAACAAAAATAACGCTAACAAATACATAGCAACATATTTATTTAACTTATAAGTTGTTATAAAGACAATAAAAAAAGAAATAAATATAAGGATATCACTTATAAAATTTCTTTTTATCTTCTTAACTAATTTAATTTTAATCACCTACCAATCCGTATCTAACAATGCATCAACAGGACTATAATTACTTTCTACATCATAAATTAATTGAGTATACGCAAATATTAATACTGCTACCATATCAATTCTTTGCTTATTTTTATTTTCCTTTGCAAGCATCTCATCATCAGCTTTACCCTTAGTTGTTACTGCATTTTTCATGTTCCAATCAAGCAAATCACTTTTTTCATATTGTACTTTACAATCATATACTTTTTTCCTAAATTCTTTAGTTGCAGGACTTAAATTTGTATATGTTTGCCTTAACATAATAACATCATAATCCTCACTTAATCGCTCCATCATCTCTTTAGCGTTCATTGGGTCTGTTATTATCTTATCTATAGTACAATTATATTTTTCTTCTATATTCCTTATATACTCTTCAACTAATGTATAGTTAATAGTCATACCTGCATGTAAATCACACTCTCCACTTTTTGCACATTTCTTATAATCTATGCTTTTTTCTCTTCTTTTTCTTAAACTGTCTTTTGGTAAAAATCCATGTGACTTACAATATACAACTCCATCTTCTTTATACATAATAGATATTGCTGTAAGGTCAGTAGTTACTGATAAATCAACTCCAACCATAACACTTTTACCTTGAAAATCAATCTTATCAACTCTACATTTTTCCCAGTAATCTATATTTATATATTTATTCATTTCATTTTCAGCTAAGAAAACATTACAAGTCTTTGTTATAAACTCCTCTTGTAAATTTTCTTGTATTAAGGCTAGTGATCTATCTTCTCGCATAGTCTCAAAGTTATCTTCTATCCTTAATGGATTCGCTTGTAACAACCCTGTATCATTCCAAATATTTTCTTTTTCTGAATAATAAATAAGTGAAAACATTCTTTCATTAATGACTTCGCCTTTTAAAACTTTTCTAATAGTCTTTAAATCAGCTTCCATAATGCTATTATCAATTGCATATGCTGTTGTTGTTCTAAATACTAATCCATTCAGTACATTCTTTTGTCCTGACTTCATAGCATTAAAGTTACTATTTTCACTAAAATTAGCGTGTTCATCACTAACAAATGCTGATGGTCTAATACTATTATTTTTACCTGGTTCTGAAACTCTAGGTTCAAAAAAACTATTTGTGATTAGACAAGTTATTCTCCCTGTTTTTGTTGTACTTATTTTAAAATGTCTTTTAATTAATGGACTTGCATTTATTATTTGTTCCATACTTTTCTTAATTTCTGATGCCTGTTCCTTAGTTAAACAAATAGAATAAAACTCTGAATACTGCTGCTCTGTAAGTAACAATATTATAAAAATTATTGCAATAGTAGCTGTTTTAGCATTTTTCCTTGCTATAAATAAAGTATTATTATTGTATCTAAACTTATATTTTTTTAATTTAAATCTCCATCCAAAAACATTAGCTATTAAAAAACATTGAAAAGATGCTAAGTATTCTAATACCTCTTTTCCTGCTACAAAACCAGTTGCATAGTTTAATAACTTTAGTAAGTCATTTATTTTCTTTAGTTTCTTTTCATCAAAATAAAATCTAAAGTCATCGTCATATTGTCTTTCATTATAATCTTTGATGAATATACCACATTGCTTTTTAACTTCCCATGTTGTAACTTCAATTCCTACTGCAACATCATTTGCATATTGTATTGCTCTGTCCATTAGAATCATTCATCATCACCTGCTAAAACTTTTAATACAGGATCATCTTTATCCCTTTTAACTTGTAAATTTATATTTGCAAATTTAGCACGACTTTGAGGACTTAAACTTAACTCATTACAACATCTAAAAAAATCTTTAGTGTACTTATCTTTAGTACTCATAACTTCTTTACAAAACATTAAATCAACATTTTCATTTATACGTTTTTCAATATCTTGTAACCTATTAATTGCAATTGCACATTGAGTTAAAACATAAATATCTAAGTTACCTAAAATCTCTGATTCTTTAAGTTCTTTCACAATATATTTAAAAATTTTTCTTTGCTCTTTACTCAGAAAAGAAGGTGCTCGAATTTTATCTGCTTTACCTTTAATCTTATTCTCATGTTCTAACCTTTTTTCTTTTTCTTCTTTTGTTAAATTCTTTGACATAGCATTTACTGACTTACAAGGTCTAGCCAATCCTCCACCTCCTTTTAAAATTTTTATTTAGGGAATTTTATTTAAATGAGAGGGCAACTAGGGACTTTCTTAGATTATCTTTAAACTTATTTAACCCCCACCCCTATAAATTAAATTCCTGGATAAACCTTTTATTTAATTCTAGTAATTCATTCTGTACTCTAGCCTCTCCTTGGTTCTTGTATTTATCATGTATTAATTTATGTGTTTCTTTGCTACATATAAACAAATTAGATATATCTAGTCTTCTGCCCCACTCTCTTTTAGTTTCTATAATGTGATGCACTGTACTTGCTTCTACTATTTCATTCTTAAAATAATATACATACACATCTATATATAAATACTTTGTTAATGCTACTTGTCTTACCCTTTGCCAATAGCTGCTACTATAAAACTTTTGTTCCTTTGTATCTTTCCTATTAGCTTTATATTTCTTATACCTATTTCTTTTTAACTGCTCCACCTCTTTGCTACAAGTACTGCAATATCTTTTCCTATAATCTATTACCCTGCCACATCTACTACATAATTTTTTAAGTGGCATATTGATTCACCTTCTTTTGGAGGAAATTAAAAAGAACCTGCACTTTGCAAGTTCTATAATTTAATATGGATGTTATATAGGGTACTAATTCCTTAGTTATTTCTTTATACTTATATCTAATTTTTTTGCTATTATTCATCAGTGAGCCCATTTCGTGCCCATATTTCAACTAGTATAAGGTTATTTTTTACATTAATTTCGTATTTAAACTTTGCCATGAACTCACCTACTTTCTTAAGTAGTAGTGAAATAGAACCCTATTAGGTTTTATTTTACATAAAAACTTACGTTGTTTAAATAAGTTTGTTTCACAAAATCATATTGTTCTTTATTAAGATTTTGTATACTTTCATTATTTTCTAATATTTTAAACATTACATATAAATATATTATTTTTTCACTTTCTCCTATATTACTCATCAATAGTTCTGATTTTATTGATTCAAATTCTGTAAATCTAAAATTACTCACAGTTAAATTAAAGTTAAATGGTTCTTCATTACTCTTAAAATCATTATCCAACTCATTCTTTAACGTAGTGCAAAACATTACTCTAAAATTATTTCTTATTTCTTCTTGTAAGAAAGTATTAATAATTTTACTAAGCTTTTGTAATTTATTTTTTTCCTCTCTAGACCTTAGTTCTTTTTCATAATTTATTTGTTTTTTTACTCCTTCATACCCTATAAATGATCCTAATATAGCACCACCTAAAGAACTAATTAATGTTACTAAATTGCTATTCATATTTATCATCTATCCTTTATTTTATAAAATCTTTTCTTTTTTTACTAAGTTAACTACTTTTTTAGTAATAAAATTTTCTTTAAGATATTGAATTCCTATTTTAGTTATATTTAATCCATCTATAAAGGATATCTCATATTTCATACCTATTTCATACCTATATTTTATTCAGGTACTGTTATCATTCCATATTTTCTTAAATAATTTATAATTTGAGCAAGTATTAAATCACTGTATTCTACATCGTGTATCTTGCGCCAAGATTTATTTGTATTTTTTTCTTATGTTCTATATATTTATTATCATGTTTAATTCTGTTCATATTATCAACTAAGTACTTAATTGTTAAAGTTATTCAAAAACTCCATTTTGGTTATAATTTCCATTTTTTTCTCATATATACATTGTCTTATATCTAAATTCCTATCATAACGAAAATTTCCCTCTAAATTTTTATTTCCTACAATAAAATCTTTTTCTTCTATATCTAATCTAATATAATCCGCTCCATTATTAGTCAATTTAATTAATTTTAAATATATATTCATCGTTGGTATTATTATCTCTTTCACTGCCTTATCTGAAAAATTGTTTAAATTAAATTTTATATTATCTATCTTATTAAAATTTAACATAGTATTTATTTCTTCATCTATAGCATTGTAATTTAAATTTATTATCTTTTTATAAATACTATTATGTTTAGTTTTTATGTTTATCATCTCTGCTAATATATAACTATAAACTATTAAGTACACTATATTAAAACTATTATCTTCTTTATTAAATACATTAATTATAGGCATTAATAATTTTATATAACTATAAGTCTTATCTATATCTCTAAAAGAAAAATCATCTCTAGCAATTAATTCCCTTAAAAATACTTCTAAAAACTTAGTATTTTTATATTCTTTAAATACCTCTTTATTGTTTAAGGCTATATATGCTCTTTTATCTGTAACTGGAATTTTATATTCTAAATCAAAAAACCTTCGTAAATAACCATCTGAATCCATTTTTTGTCCATATAATGTACTTATAGAATATGATAATTGCTCTTTATCTACTGAAATAACAAAAGTTATCTTTTTAATATTAAAAAGATGCTTTATAACTTCTAATAATTCTATCGCAAATGAAGGCCTACATCTATCTAACTCATCAATAAAGAAAACAATATTTGAGTTAGAATTATTCATATAATCTTCTAATTGATTTATAAATGTACTGCGTATTTCTTTTTCTTCTACAATTTGTTGTACAGATAGTTGTGCTATATCACCCATTAATTTAGTTATTTCTTTTTCATTAAATTCTCTTAAATTAAATTTACTTAAATCTAATAATCCATTTGTTAATAATTTAACCCCTGTTGTAGCCATTGGCTTTAATAACTTTTTACTATGATTTTTTATATGTTCTAATCCTTTTTTTATTTTACCATCATTCTTTTTTAACTGATTAGATATTTCTGAAATAAATGCTAACAAAGGATCTTTTATATAATCATTTTCCCACGCATTAAAATATAAAGTTTCAAATTTGTCTTTATATCTTTCATCTGTATTCATCATATTATCCCACATTTTTATAAATGTTGTTTTTCCTGTACCCCATGGAGAATCAATTGCTATAACATTTATATCATGTGACTTCTCTATTATATCAGTTAGATTTTCTGCAAGTGGTTTTCTATTTAGTATATCTTCTTTAAAACTGTTTAGATTATTTTCCATCTTAGCATCAACTCCTATACACTTATTCTACATTTCTATATTTACAAACCCTAAAAACGTTTAGCCCCACTAGATATTTATCACAAAATATTTTTTGTCTTGGAGTTAAATCCACAATACCACCTTCTTTTATATATTATTCTTTTTCCACTTCCTTTAAAATTCGTAAAGCTAATCTATAAAATCCAGCTATACTTATTTTATTGTCATATATATTCTTTTGAATATAACTACTAAATGGAATCATTATAATTATTAAAATTATTGTAATCATTACAGTACTAGCTCTAGCCCAATATGGACATTCAGATGGTATTAGTTTATTAAGTTGACTTACACCAATTGAAATAAGTAATGTTTTAAAAACTACATCACTATAGTTTGTATCACTCTCTTTTATATTTATTTTATTTTCAAGATATATTTTAAAAACTTCTATATCTACGTTTTTTCCATTAATTTGAATCTCTTCATCGGTCTTATTGTAACATGATCTAATCTTTTGTTTTAATGTACAAATTAAATCTATATCCGATTTTTCACTACCATATATTTCACTTATTCCAAATTCAGATTTAGCCAGATTGTAGTAATTCTCCAAATAATTAGTTTTAAAAGACATAGTATATTCTCCTTAGTTAATATTTCGTTCTGTTAAGTTATATGAACATTGATTCCCCTCGGCCTATTGAAATATAATAGATTTCTCACAAACATATTACCTCCCAGAAAGGAGAGAGGAATCAATGAACAAAGCTAATAAAAAAATTACCTGTCCTAGATGTCACAGCCATAACCTATATAAGTTTGGAAAAGACAAAGAAGGAAATCAAAAATATCAATGCAAAGAGTGTAAAAGACAATTTGCACCATCGGCTATGCCGAAAGAGCGTCAGCTCAAGAATTACCCTCGTTGTCCTGTCTGTAACAAAGGAACGTTTATGCACAATAACTCTTCAAA